TTTTAACTCAACTCTTTTTTCATCCACGGTTAAAAACCATTGAGGTGGATTAGAATTAATTTTTGTTAGTGTCTCTAGTAAAGGCATCTGCTCGTCTGTAAAACCAACACCAAATTTTTTCGTTCTACACTTCGCTGCATTACAAACACCACATATTGGTTGATCCTTACACCTATACTTGTCATATCCTCTTTTACCAATTGACCCCATTAACTGTTTCACTTCTTGAAAACTAAGAGGAGGGGTCATGTATTTTTGATTGTCCTCCATAACTTTGTCTTCCCAATTGTCAGGGTCTGCCTGTTTTCTATATACAGCCAAATTAAATAAAGCATTGTTTCTGGAGCCCTCACCAAAACCCTCTTTTGCTAATTGATTTAAACAAGGTGGTCCGTCTGGAAATATTTCTACAACCTCTGCTTTTTTAACAACTATGTTTTCTATTTCTTCTTTTGTTTGTGCCCACTCGTCGTATATAGAATAGAATGATTCTAAACTAGCTGCATTACCACCTGCCTCAAATGTGTAACGCAAACCTCTAATTCCACCGTGGTAAGGTAAGTTTAAAAAATTACCTGTGTCTCCACGTTCAACTAATATTTCAGTTTGTTTTGGAAAGATCTCACTACCCCCATAACCTAGAGCTTCTGACATGGCTTTTAGTTTTGACTGCATCAATGCAGCAGGTATAAATTCTTTTGCAAATAAAAATAAATGTGCACCACCAGACTTAGATCTAAAAGTTACTAGTGGAAACCCCATGCCTTTGATGTTACGCATGATAGCCATGTGATCTAGATTGTATACATCCACATCTATACAGCCCCACTTACATTCGTTATCTTCGTTTATTGGTATGACTCCTAGAGCAGGTTCTTTACCTGCAAGGTGGTCTTCCCAAAGTTGATCCGATATTGGTTGTCTTTTTATAAAAGCTTTACCCTCAGCTTTACCCTTATCTGTTTTCGCTCCAGATAAAATTAACTGACCGTACGCACTGTTATTGCCCTCAAATATTTCTTTAAATTTCACGCTTTGGTCT